CATAGGCATTACTACATATGGCTCGCCATTCTGGTCTTCAAAAACAGCACCGCTAGCCTCAAGACCTACGTTAGATAAACGCAGACGATATAGCGTACGTGGTGCAACATCCTTCAAACGATAAAGGCGGCGATAGAAGTCTTCAGTTGCACGGTAGTAACGACCTACGGTACGTAGGCTAAATGAGAAGTTAGAGCGAATCTTAGGGTTATCAGCAAACTTAAGAATAGTATCTGCCGCTTCGCGCACTGCTAATTCAGTAAATCGCTTCTCTGCAATTGCTTTATACTTTTCAGTAATAGTATCAATCTGACCTTGTGTGGCACCTGGGAAAGGACCTAGTTCATTCTTTACCTGTTGGCGCACAAACTCACGTTCAATGCCTGCATACTTCTTACGAAGTGCAGCATATGTAACCATTACTGCTGGTTGACGGAAGATACCAGTTACTTGCTGGTCCATCCAGTCCATCATAGTATTACCAGCACGTCTAAAGACAGACTCAATATCAAAGTCACCAAATGCTAGTTCAGTATTAATAGGTCCGCTAATGCGGAACCCTTGACTTGCATCTTGGAACTCATCTAGTGGAATACGGGCAACGGCTTCATTCCATGAAGGAATACGACCAGTGTTAGCACCCATACGTGATAGTTCATTATAACTACTTTTAACTACATCAAGAAGTGTTTCATTAAACTTGTTTGCATCACCATGGAAAGTCTCAAACATATCGCTAAACATACGGAACAACTGTCCACGTACAATCTGCTCATCATCTAGACCCTTAGCACGGGCTTGCACTGTATACATAGAGCGTTCAAGGAACGCATCAACAGCCTTCTGGTCTTTAACAACCCAAGTCTTAGTCAAGTCGCTAAACTCAAAACCAATCTTAGTCATACCAGCATCTAATGCTAGTTCCATCATTTCTTTGCCAGTGCGAGGGTCAATCTCACCTGGCTTTAGTGCGTTAAATCTAAAGAAAATATCTGCTGGATTAAGCGTGCGCTCAGGTGTTAGCATAACCTTGTTACCAGCCAGCATCTTAAACCATTTTTCAAAATGTGCTAGTGCAACTTCTTGTTCTGACAGCATGCCAGTATCAATAGTACGTGTGCCCTTGCCCATCTTAATGCCAAGTTGCTCAAAAGCCATGTCAAGCATAGATGGTGTAATAACTGATGCAGCGACTTCATCACCATAACGACCTGAAATACCGCTAGCAGCAACAAGTGATGCAGCCATAGAGTTTAATGCATCAGGTGAGTGAATAAATGCTTGCATTAAATAACCAGCAGTTTCAGGGTCAACATAACGACCATACATTTTAGATACATGGTCTGAAACAGCCTGACGCTTTTCTAGACTAGACAACATTGATGGGTCTATCTCTAGTTCAGCAGCCTTAGCGTTAATAATATTTTCACGGTCTAGCAATGTTAGTGCTTCTTCGTGAGAATAACGTGGCTGCTTACCAATTCGCATAGGAGCGTTAGATTTAGGCGCAAACTTTAACGCTCTTTGTATGCCTCTGCGTATTGGACCACTAGCAGATTTAGAACCTGTAGCAGCACGAGACATATTTCCTAAACGCAATCCCTCAAGGGATGCAAAATTACGTAAATCTCTGTTAGGTGCAGACAACAAATACATTGTTGTTTCATCAATTGCAGAACGCACACCTAAACGTGGGAACAAAGTCAAAATAGACCATGCATCAACTAATTTCTTTGAAAAATCACCCTGTGTTGCACCGCCAAGTGCATTAACAATATTTTTCTTTGACTTAATTTCCCATACAGTTGAGCCAATTGCATCATAAGGCAATGGACCAACAGCCCAAGTTGTCTGGTATGGCTGAATTGGACCCTCTGTGTTAACAAAAAATCCACTTTCAGACTCACGCACAGAGTTTGCTGGCGCAAACTTGGCATGTTCTGGGTTAATTGCTAGGTCTCTTTTAGTTGCAAACCCTGCTTTGTCACCATACTTGTCTTGAAGTGTTTTAATAATTAAATCTTCACCCTTAACGCTACCGCCAAGACCCATTGAGTACATAGTTGCAGCATCTAAGTTACGCAAAATAACAATTTGCTCATCAGCAGTTGACTCAAGAAAGCGTACAGTTAATGCTTGAGCCATTTCTTTAGGAAGAATCTGACGTGCGCGTGCTGTAAAGTTAGCAGCAGTATCAAGTGCGTTAGCACCAATGCGCACTTCTAGTCCCTGTGGAGAACGAGCAGCCATCTGCCCAATTCTTTTCCAGCCTTTAATTTCTTCATTAGCCCTTAACAAAACAGACATGTCAGCGTTAGGATTTACTAAACGCTGCAAAGCATCTTCAGTGTTAAGCAATGCTGCTGTAATAGGCTCTAACGCTTCATCGCGCTCTTTTGCTGTGCGGCTCATGTTATTAAATATGTTGTCAAGTGAGCGTGTAATTGCATCAGACATCAAACGGCTTTGACGAGCAACTGCTACGCCATTACGCATGTAGGTTACACCATCCACACGACCAGCAAGTAGTAGATTTAAATTACCTGCATTTTCAAAAAACCTTTGAGCAGAAGGAGCGTCAAACGCTTCTCCATCAACAAGTACCTTAATAGCATTTTGGTCATTATACCCTGGAAAGTTTTTAGCAATGTTGTCAATTGCTAGTGACTTTTCACCTGGAGTAGTTGCTTCTGCAACTTTTTTAATTGCAGGACCAATACCTCTTTGCCATAGTTCAAATACTAATGGCTCTTTAAATGTAGTCTCAACAGCCTTCTCAATTGGAACGCCTTTGTTAATTGCATCAGTAAGTGAGTTAGCAATGCGCTCACCCTTAGTAACACCCTTGCTTAATCCACCTGTTATCCAAGTAAGTGGGTCTACTGCAATCTGATAAATAAAGTCAATAACACCAGAAACATTTTTAGTAGTACCGCTAACGCCACTTGCAGGTGGCTTGCGGTCAAGCATACGAGCGATATCTCGACCAGGTGAAACCTGTGCATACTTAACACCATCTAGAACCTGCTTAAAAGCATCAGGGTCATCGTAGGCTTTTTTAATTGAGTTAAGCAGACTAGGGTCTACTCTGCCATAATCTTGAATAATTTCACCAGGAGTCTTACCTGCAAGTAACCCCTTCGCTACTTCAACATCAAACTTACCAAAGTAGTTTGTTGCTTCTGTTAATGCGCCTTGGTCATATTGGTTCTTGCCATCCCATGCATCAGTCCAAGTTTTAGCAGCAAACAAATCTGCACCCTGTGAAACTTGACGAGCAACCTTATAAGGAGCATTAATTAAACGGTTATATTGTCCACCTAGTTTAAACAAACCAATAAGCGGTGAAGCCGCAATCTTAGCAGCGCCTTTAACTACACCCATAACGCGGTCAGCAGCATCAGGTGCTTCCTGCATGTACTCCGCATCTTTGTACATAAATCTTAACTGGTCTTGAATACCTGGGTCTAAACGGTCAAACTCTTTGCGTGCACCCTCAGTGCCAAGTTTAGCAAGTTCACGATGTTTCTTAATTGTGTAACTCATTTGTTCTACTTGGTTTTTTTCTACGCCAGATAAACCCGCAGATTTAGCAGCAGCATAAAGGTTAGGTGAAACTTCAGCAACAACAGGTTTGATATACTGAGGCATTAGTACCCGTTATCAAGTAGTTGTCTATAGATTAATTCTGCATCACCTGATGGGTCGTACTGTGCAAGACGCTTTAATGTATCAGTTAGTGTTGGTGCGTAGTTAGGCATACCTGCCATTAACTCTGAACCGCCACCTTCTCCAATATCAATACCAGCAGTTATTGGTTGATTAGGACGCTCTGTTGGAGCGTCTAGTGGTGTAAACTTAAAATCAGGAAACCCTGCACCAGCAAGCGGTGCGCTGCTTTGTTGCGCAGCAATTTCTCCACCTTCACCGTAGTTAAATCCTGTGTATCGTTGTTGTGGTTGTGTCATACCTTCTGTTGCTCCACCATCTGTGCGCTGTGAAAGTGCACCAGGACCTGATACAGGTGCTGGGTTGTTGGGCTGACGGTATCCGCCTCTTGGCATTATTCGTCCTCCTCATCTTCAATATGGTCTATAATATCTTTTGTGCTAACTCCATTAACCCAGTTAGGGTATGAGTCTTTGTTTGTTAATAGCCAATACGCCATGTCTTCGCTAAAACCAGCACGCTTTAAAGAGCGATAGTATTCATTTAGCCAAATGCAATATTGGTCTAACTTGGAATAACCTTCATCAGCAACTGTTTGTACTTTTCTCTTACGAGGTGTTGCCATGGTTTACTCCTTAGACTGCTCGTTCTCTGGTTGTCCGTACTGCACTACGTCCCTGACCTTCGCCAGTCATAGTGCTAAGAATTGATTGTAAGTCTGGTCGTCCTTGTGGTTGCGGCATTGAAGCGCCTCCTGCTGGAGCGGAACCAGGAGCAGCGGGGACAGGTTGCTCAGACTGTGCCTCTGCGCCAGCAGGAGGATTCTCAGGTTTAAACACTTCCTCAATGGCATCTTCAATAGACTTACCAGACTTGCGTGCCTTAATCACTTCTGACATCTGGCGTACTAGTGCTGATGGGTCTTGTCCCTGCATAGCCATTTGAGGAATTGCTTGTGCCATGGATGCTAAAGAACCTACCAATGCGTCACGCATCTTTTCAATTTCAATTTTCTCTTGTTCAAGAGTCACGTTGACACCAAATGGTAGTTCACGCATAGCCATGTCCTTGGAGATAAGTCCCCCTCCAAGTGCCTGCAACATAAAGATAAGTCCTTGTGCTGGGTTTAATCCAGCCAACATACCGTATCTTACATCCGCAGAATAATCTTTTTTAATGTCCTTTGAAGGAACATAAGTCAAAGCAAACGGTGAACCAGCATCAATACCACGAATTGTTTTTTCTTCGTTGTATAGCATTTCATCTACCTCAAAGCAAAGCGCAATAACATCACGTAATGCTGCTGAGAAGATAGCCTGTGCTGATTTAACTTGCGTATCAAATGCACCAAGTAAAGCCTGTACACCCTGTCCAGTGACAATTGAAGCATCAATGTTACCCGTACGAGATTCAGGGTAACGCGCTCCAACGCGCAGTTCTTGGTTAAGTACCTGCTGTGTTGTAAATGCACCCTGTGGGAGTGTAAGTTCAACACGGCGTACACCTGCTGGGTTTGCTGTACGAATAACAGCATCTCCACCAAGTTGTAGTTCTTGTACATCCTGTGGCAAAACAATTGGTGCTTGTACTGACTTCTCTGCTGCTTCCATTGCAAGTAATGCAAAACGGTTG